GCCGCTCAGTAGCGGAACCCGTCCCGAAGTCCGCAGCCAAGAAGTAACGGGGGCCACTCATGGCGATTGGAGATCCCTACGTCACCCTCGCCGAGATGAAGGCGTACGCCCGCATCGACGACACTGACGCCGACACGGCTATCACGTCGATCATCAAGTCGGCTTCCCGCATCGTCGACGACCACTGCGGTCGGCAATTCAATGACGCCGGCTCCGTGTCGGCGCGTGTGTTCGAGTCGATCGGCGCCGGTCTGGCGATGGTTGACGACTTCTCGACAGCCACCGGGCTGATCGTGGAGACTGGGCCCGACTCGACCACCGGCTACTCCACGACGATCTCGGGCAACGACTACACACTACTCCCGCTGAACGGTGTCGTTGAGCACATGCCTGGCTACGCGTACAACCGCATCAAGCTGGCGAACACCTCGTCGTTCTGCTCATCCAACGGCAAACCCGCGCTTCGTGTGACTGCTCGATGGGGTTGGGCCGCGGTGCCTGACGGTGTGAAGGATGCGACGTTGATCGTCGGGGCGAAGTTGTTCGGTCGCCGGTATTCGCCGAGCGGTCAACCGATCGCCGGTGCCGGTGATTTCATGTTTCGCATTTCGTCACGCGATGATCCCGATGCGACAGCGGCGTTGAGTCCGTACCGGTTCAAGATTCCGCCGGTGGGCACCTGATGGCGACGCTGAACGACATTCACGCTGCGATCGCTACAGCCGTCAACGGTGTTGGTGGCCTACATGCGACCGCATGGCCCGAACAGGGCGGTACGCCGCCGCTGGCGTGGCCTGAGCTGGACGACTGGGCGCCGACGGTGATGAAGCGGCGAGGCACGAAGGTTTATCAGTTCACGCTGAAGGTGTTCACGTCCGAGGCCACCCGCCCCCAGGACGGTTACAAGGCGCTGATCGAGTTGGCCGATTCCAACGAGGGCACGTCGATCGAGCTCGCGATCTGGGACGCGAACGATCAGGTGGCCGGCGCGTTCGGTGGCCTGGCAGACACGTCGGCGGTCGTCAAGGCGTTCACCAAGCTCGGACGGCAAGAGGTCGACGGGCGAGAGATGTACGGCGGCGAGTTCACGCTGCAAGTAGCAACTAGAGGAGCCTGATGATGTTGAAGTGCATTCGAGCACACGAGGTCGGTGGGTTCGGTTTGATCCCGGTCGGTTCGCTGTGGGCTGACGACAGCGAGTTTGTGGGCGATGCGTCCGCGTTCGTCGACCTCGACAAACCCGAACCAGTGCCAGTGAAGAAGTCGGCCGTGAAGAAGTCGGCCGCGAAGAAGGGTGATGTCTGATGGCTGTTCAAGCATGGACCGACATGTCGATTTTGTCCGGCTCGCAAGAGTTGGCGGGGAGCGCGAAGGCGTTCAACCTGTCGACCGAGGTGGCGGCACTCGACGCGACCGGGCTCGACACTGACGGATGGACGACCGTGATCGGCGGCCTCAAGTCCGGCACCGTCGACCTTGAGTTGATGGCGAACATGGCAGCGAACGGGCAGGACTCCGCAGCGTGGGTCGCTCTGGGCGATGCGGCGATCCCACATTCGATCGTGACCAACTCTGCTGACGGGTCGATCGCCTACACTTTCCGCGGGATACCGCTGTCGTTCACACCGTTCGAGGGTCCTGTTGGTGACCTGGCGATGTCTCGCATCTCGGGCGCTTCGGCTTCGTCGCCGATCGTGCGCGGTCAGCTGGTTCATCCAGCGTCGGCCGCTCGCACCTCGTCGGGTGTCGGTACCGGGCAGCAGCACGGCGCTGTTGCTGCAGGGAAGTCACTGTACGCCGCCCTGCATGTCATCTCGGCGTCCGGCACCACACCGACTCTCGACGTGATTGTGCAGTCAGACGACAACTCGGGCTTCACCTCGCCGTCGTCTCGCATCACGTTCGCTGAGGCGACCGCTGCCGGCTACCAGTGGTCGTCCGTTGCTGGGGCCGTCACTGACGACTACTGGCGTATCTCATTCACGATCGGCGGCACCTCGCCGTCGTTCTCGTTCGCTGTCGTCATCGGCATCGTCTAAACCACCACCCACAAGGAGAAACATCATGTCCGTCTTTGCTTTGACATCCGTCACCACGGTGGTCGATTCCAACGACTTTACCGACCATCTGAAGAGCGCCACGCTGACGGCCGAAGCCGCTCAGCTCGACAGCACCGATTTCGATTCGGGCGGTTGGACCGAGGTGATCGGCGGCCTCAAGGGCGGCAGCTTGCAGTTGAACTTCAACGACGATGTCGCCAACGCCAGCATCGACGATCTGCTTTGGGCAATGCTCGGTACGGTCGTCACGTTCTCCGTGAAGCCGTCGTCGGCTTCCGTTGGCACCAGCAACCCGAGCTATTCGGGCAGTGTGCTCATCACGTCGCATTCGCTCGGCGGTTCGGTCGGCGACCTCGCTGAGAAGTCCCTGACGTTCCCAACGTCGGGCGCCATCAGTCGCGCCGAGTCCTAACTATGACCGCTTCGGCGGGGCTGAGACGCCGCTCGGAAGCGGTGAAGGATTTCCGCCGGCAAGAGTTGAAGCGTCACGCCAACCAGATTCGCAAGGATCTGATCAGGTCGGCGAAGTCTGCAACCGGCGGTGACCGACGCCTCTCGGGGCTTGGCAACAAGCCGTTGATCAGCGTGCGTGTCCGCACGGTCGACGGCAACCGTACGACCTCGGTCACGATCGTGCCATCCCCGAAAGCCGCCGCCGGTCCCTGGCGTTGGATCGAGGATGGCACGAAGCCCGGTCGGCGTGCTGGCCGAAAATCGACCCGCAACGGTCGCACGCGGCGGGCCTCGACCGTTGAGGGCGTCGGCTCCTACTTCCACCCGGGCACCCGCGGAACGCAGGGTGTCAAGGCGTGGAGCACGCCGCTCGTTACACGCATCCCGAAGGTGCGCGCCGAGTTGCGCGCATCGTTCAAGCAGACAATGAAGTGATGGGGGTGTACTGATGGCTCAAGAGCCTCTTGAAGTACGAATCACGGCGACCGACAACGCGTCGGCGAAGATCGACGACGTTGCCGACAAAGCCGAGCGCGTGGAGAAGGTCGACCCGACTGTCGATGTCGACGCGAACGACAAGGCGACGCCCGAGCTCAAGGAGGTTCAGGAACGCATCGACGGGCTCGACGGGCGCACCGCTGAGGCGATCCTCAAGGCTGAGCAAAAGAACTTCACGAAAGACCTGAAAGCCGCCGAGCGCGAGCTCGCGAAGGTTGATGGCACCGAGGCCGAGGCCGAGGTGCTCGCAGACGTTGCCCGTGCCGAATCGAACCTGGCGGGCATCGAAGCCGAGTTGAAGAAGCTCGACGGGTCGGAAGCTGAAGTAGAGGTCGAGGTCAAGGAACCGCCGAACATCGAGCGGCAGGGTGAGGGCTTCGGCGACAAGCTCGGTATCGGTGCGATCAAGGGTTTCGCTGCCGCTGGTGTCGCGACAGCAATCGTTTCTCGTCTTCAGGAAGGGTTCGGCCGGATCAAGGCCAGTGCGATCTTTCGGCAGCAGTTTGGGCTCATCAAGGAGGACGCTGATCGGATCGGCGGGGAAGCGGCCGACGTTTATGCTGACGGTTGGGGCGATTCGCTCGCAGAAGTCCAAACGGCGATGGGTCTCGTTAATCAGCGGCTAGTTGAGACAGGAAAAGTAGCCGAGCAGGAAGCGGAGAAAGCGGGGGTGGCGTTCATCGCGTTCGCTGACGTGTTCGATGTCGACGTTCAAGAGGCGATCGAGGCGACCAGCAAACTGTTACTGAACGACCTCGCACCGTCTGCTGATGCTGCGATGGATCAGGTCATCACGGCGATGCAGGACGGTGCGAACGCTTCGGGGGATTTGCTTGAGTCGATCGACGAGTACTCGCAGCACTTCGCTGAGGCGGGTTTGTCTGCCGAAGACATGATGTCGATGTTCGTTCACGGAATGCAGAACGGGCAACGCGACACCGACAAGCTGGCCGATGCGGTGAAAGAGTGGAGTTTGCGGGCGATCGCTGACACCGATGCTGTGCGTGGCGCGTACAAGTCGCTCGGGCTCGATGCCGACGTGTACGCGGCGAAGGTGGCCGAGGGCGGCGAAGATGGTCGTCAGGCGTTCATCGACGTGTTGCACGCGTTGGCCGACGTGGAAGACGCTCAGGCCCGGGAGTTGATCGCGGTCGAGCTGCTCGGCACACAGTACGAGGATCTCGGGTCTCGTGGTCTCGACTCGTTGCTCGCGATCGAGCAGGGAATGGGCGACGTGTCGGAGGCGTCGGAAACCCTGGTGGCCGACATGGACGACGCAACATCGGAGATCGAGACTCTTTGGCGGGACGCCACAGGCAAGATCGGGGAGTTCGCAGAGTCACTGGCCGGGGCGGTGAACGACGCTATCGGGGAGATCGGGAACAACGTCGACCCCGACGCGGCCGTACTGACAGACGAGTTGACGGAATCCCTGATCGAGCTAGCTGACGAAGCGATCAACGCTGCAGAGTCGCTCGACGAGGCGCAAGCCATCGCGTCGCACTACAAGCTGACGGCTGGCGACCTGGAGAAGGTGCAGCGCCTGGTGAACGATCGGTTCACCGAAGGCAAGGCAGCAGGGGACGGGCTCCACTCGACTCTCGATCAAACAGCGGAGTCGTTGGTGGCTGCGTCGATCGCGTCGGCGTTGGTCGAGCAGGCATCAGACCGAACATCGCAAGCATTCCGAGACGAAGCCAACGCAGCCAACGCAGCATCCGAAGCACTCCGCGGAACCATCGCAGCGTCCAGAGAGATGGTCGATCCGGCGTTCGCGGCGATGAACGCACAAACCCGTCTTGAGGAAGCGCTGTGGGCACTGAACAGCGAGGGTGGCAAGACCCCGGCGAAGCTGCAAGCGGTCGTGGCCGCGCAGATGTCGCTCGACGCAGCGAACGCCACGCTGTCGAAATCGACGGGCGACGCGGCCGACGAGGTGATGAAGCTCGGTGTACGGGCAGGGCTTACCGAAAGCCAGGCGCAGGATCTCGGCGTCGCGATCTACAACACGAAAAAGAATGCCGACGATTTCGCCGGCACCTACAAGGCTGAGGTCGTTGCTGACACAGCAGCCGCAAACCGGGATATTGACCACGCGGCCCGCGAAAGGTCAGCAACGATCCGCGCCCGCTGGGTTCAGATCGGTTCGGGCCCCCCCTCGGGGGGCGCCGCTTTTGAATCTGGCGAGACGACCCAGTCGGCGCGAGGGCTCGCGCCGACTGGGTCGTTTGCTCCACCTTCGCCGAGTGCGCCAGCGATGTCGAACGTGACGCTAAATCTGATGGGGGAAACTCAAGTGAATGCACTCGTGACGGAACGTGAC